AACGATGCAGCCAAAATTTATTTTTAATTCGGTGTAAGGATCGAAGTAAGGAGTTTAAACTATGAGTAATCCATATAAAAAACAAGTCGGTGGTAATCACTATAAGGATATGAAAATTCAGCCCGCTCAATTTATAAATGAAAATAATTTGCCCTTTGCAGAAGGAAATGCTATAAAATATATCTGCAGGCATAAACATAAAGGAGAAGTTCAAGATTTGGAAAAAGCTAAACATTATATTGATATGATTATTGAGAGGGATTATTCTTAATGCAAATACCTTTATTTAAACCTCAAACAGAATGGGTTAAGCCTGAAGAATTTCCTGATCTTACTTCACGACAACAGATTGCAATTGATTTAGAAACCTCTGATCCTGATTTAAAAACTAGAGGATCGGGTTCTGTTATTGGTAATGGAAAAGTTGTAGGTATTGCGGTAGCAACAGAAGGATACCAAGGCTACTTTCCCTTCGATCATGAAGGAGGAGGCAACCTTGAAAAAACTAAAGTAATTCAATGGTTTAGAGCGACTTGTGAATCTCCCGCTATTAAAATTTTTCATAATGCGATGTACGATGTGTGTTGGATTCGTGCCATGGGAATACAAATAAATGGACCCATCGTCGATACCATGACTGCAGCTTCTTTAATAAATGAAAATAGAATGCGTTATGATTTAAATAGTTTAGGAAAAGAATATATTGGTTATGGAAAAGATGAAGCAGCGTTAGTGGCTGGAGCCAAAGAATGGGGAATTGATCCTAAAGCAGACATGTGGAAGTTGCCCGCGATGTATGTAGGAAGTTATGCAGAACGAGATGCTGAAGTCACGTACGAACTATGGAAAAAATTGAGACAAGAATTAAGCAACCAGGATCTAGAATCTATTTTTGAATTAGAGACAGATCTCTTTCCTTGTTTAGTAGATATGAAATTTAAAGGCGTCCGTGTCGACGTGGAAAGTGCGCATAAGCTGAAACAAAAATTACTTGCAGAAGAAAAACAATTGCTGCAAGACATAAAAAAAGAAACACAAATAGATGCTCAAATATGGGCAGCAAGATCAATTGCCACAGTTTTTGACAAATTAAAATTACCTTACGAACGAACAGAGAAAACACAAGCACCTTCCTTTACCAAAAATTTTCTTTCGAGTCATAAACATCCTCTCGTTCATAAAATAGCAAAAGCCAGAGAAATAAACAAGGCACATACAACCTTTATAGATACCATTATTAAACATGAGCATAAGGGTAGAATCCATGCAGATATTAATCAAATAAGATCAGATCAAGGTGGTACTGTCACTGGAAGATTTTCATATTCAAATCCTAATTTACAACAGATTCCCGCACGTAATAAAGATCTCGGACCAATGATTAGATCCCTTTTCATTCCCGAAGAGAAGTGCGTGTGGGGATGCTTTGATTATAATCAGCAAGAACCGAGACTGGTTGTACATTATGCATCTCTTCAGCAGTTGCCTTCGGCCTTCACCGTGGTGGACGCTTATAAAGAAGGCAACGCTGACTTTCATGACATTGTTGCCCAGATGGCTCAGATTCCTAGAACACAAGCCAAGACAATTAATTTAGGATTATTTTATGGAATGGGAAAAGCTAAACTTCAAGCAGAGTTAGGAGTGAGCAAGGAAAAAGCTGATGATTTATTTGCTACCTATCATTCCAGAGTTCCTTTCGTAAAACAATTAATGAATGCTGTTTCACAAAGAGCACAACAAAGAGGACAGATTCGTACGTTGCTAGGTCGTCTTTGTCGTTTCCATTTATGGGAACCAAATTATTTTGGAATACATAAAGCTCTACCTCATGAACAAGCCATTCTTGAACATGGACCTGGTATTAAAAGAGCATTCACATACAAAGCATTAAATAAATTAATTCAAGGGTCAGCAGCAGATATGACAAAAAAATGTATGTTAGAACTATATAAAGAGGGAATTATTCCTCATATTCAAATTCATGATGAACTGGACATTTCTGTAGAAAGTGATAAACAAGCTAAACACATTGTTGAAGTAATGGAATCAGCAGTTGAACTTGAGATACCTAATAAGGTAGACTATGAATCAGGTAAAAACTGGGGCGAAATACATTAGGAGGGAACATGGAAACACTTAAACACTTATGGCAAGATCATAGAAAAATTGTGATCGGCGTTGGCGTAGTTGTTGTTATATTAATTATAGCAGCACTTTAATAATTAAACATTTTAGGACTTTATGTTGAATGGCTTACTTAAACGTAAACATACCTGTAACCTATGCGCAGGTAAGAAGAGAATATTTATATGACCTTTCCGGACATGTGGGAGAAGTTGAAGACTGTATCATCTTTGGGATGGCATCAATTACAGGGAGGGCTTTACTCTTTCACACAATTATGGAAAATGGTGCTATCTTCTATCGTTTACCAATCTCTGCCTTCATACAAAGAGGTTTTGATGTCAAAGAAGTTCCTAGGATGCGACTTGACGAGCTGGAGCTTTGGAATTGTTTTAGTTACTATCCTGCTGTTACTACTTATGATATTTTAGCCAGCCAATCGGGAAAATATATAGGAAAAAAAGAAATGGTATCACGGTAAATATCTTTTTACGGTTGACTGGGCTCACCCAGAGAGTAATATAGTAGATACAGATCATTCTGAAATACCGCACGAACATAAGTGCGCACACATACTGGCTCTTGAAAACGGCAACTATGCTGCTCAGCCAAATAATAGATTAATATGGAGCATACCATCTTTTACAGTGAAAGATGAAGTTCCAACTGATTGGAAGGTACAAACAAGTGATTGGAATGTTGAAGATAATCGTAGATGGAGAACTGAAGACTCGGACAAATACTTCTATGATATCGAGCATCAAAAAGATGCTGAAAAAAATATATAAAAGAATTTTTTAAATGACTAAATGCAAAGATTGTAAATGTGACTGTCATTGTTCTGTGCAAGAACACGGTGATAGCTATGGCGTTTGTACATGTATCAACTGCCGTTGCAAAGAACCTGAAGGTATGGTAATAGATGACACCAATGAATGTGAGGCATGTCAATAATGAATAAATTTTATTTAGTACTAGCTCTTTTATTTGCTTTAAGCGCCTGTTCGGTTGGGCCTAAATGTACCTATACTCAAGAGGGAACAAAGATTTCTTCTTGGTTTTGGGTTTTTTCTGGTGAAAAACCATCAGATATAGATAAAAATAATTGCAACTAAAAGTTCCCATCTATACATTTATAATGTGCTATCTTCTAGCCAGTTGTTTTGCTACAACTGTTAATAATGCCCAAAAAGAGAAATTACATCGCTCAACTTCTACGCTTCAGACTCTTTCGTCAACGGATTCTCCGGAATAAAAAGAAATATAATCGTAAGAAACTCAAACCTTTGAAAGAACTACGAAATATGGTAGAGTAAATTATGGTCAAACCAAGATACATTACAAACGAGGTCATCATACCTAAACCTGGTCCAAAAAGAATTAAGGATGAATCTTTTTTTATTGGGCATGTACCTTACGAAGAGGAGACAACAGACATTCAAGTAGAAGTTGATGATGGAATTAAACAACCCCATCTTGACAACAGTCAAATAGAACCTTCTGAATGGTCTAATCTATTTAAAGATGAGTGATGAATGGAACACAGATAATTTTGGCGGTAGAATGACTCTTCAAGCTGAAGTAGTTAATGGCACTTGTCCTACCTGCTCTCAAAATGGAGTATTAGTATCTTTAGCCAAATGTCACTATAGATGTGTTACCTGCGGGGCAGATCTAGAACAGAAAGTCAACGGAGTAATCTCTTACATCCCTATAGGGGATCCTAATACTAAAATGGTATTGAGGACCGATGGCCCGCAAGAAGCTTAGCAAACAATTTGGTTATAAGTATATAAAAAAACGTCCCCGGAAAAGACCAGGACGTCATGCTAAATCCTATTCAAAAAGAATTCCACGCAGAAAAAAATATCGCGGCCAGGGTAGATAATTATCCGCCCCAATCAAAAGTATCGTCGTGTACTACACAGTTTGAATAATCATTTTCCATATATCCCTTTAAGTTAGTCTCTCTGTCCGAAAGAATTCCAGACAGAGAGAAATAGAGAGGTGATTCAATTCGATAACACAATGTTGCCATTATTGTCAAAGCATTTGTGCTGGTTTGCAAGTATATTTTGTTCCCACTCTATATTTGTTAACATTGGCATAACCCATTTTTTGTAGAAGATTAATAGATTCTTTATGTGCGGCTCTAGAACACTCATACCAGGTGTCAAATACCTTCTCAGACTCATAAGGAGGTAAACATCCATTTCCCTCAATAAAAGAGCACACCCATAAAATTAATACATATTTCATCTTGACAGCCTATTGCTATTTCGGTATATTATCCTACATTATATACAAAGGAAAATTATGACAGACATAACTAAATATAAAAACGTAACACTTACCAAAGAAACATATAGTCACATTCAAACACTGAGTAAAGAAGTTTTTGACGTACCAATTAGTTTATCAAAAACGATTCAGTATTTAGCCGAAAAGGAAATAGAAAGAAAAAAGAAACAGAAAACAAATGGGAAAATCAATAAATAGTTGGAATAGCTACGTAGGACATATTGAACACGACGGGAAAAATGATTCCCCAGAAAAAAGACTATTTGTAGCAGTCTTAAGTCAAGCCGCTCATGATTGTTTTTCTATTCATGTGGAAAGACACGATAAAGAACAAGCAAAACATTTCTTTTTGACGGACCATTTTCATTTTGATTTGATATGTGAACTGGCTGATCGCAATCCACTTTATGTTAAAGATAAGATGCGAAAGAAAATTATCATGAATATAGATTTACCGAAGATGAATGGTTTAAAAGGATACAGAAGAGATCAAAAGAAATATAAAAGAAAAAAATGTTTAACTGGCAACGCCTATTATGCTGCTAAAAGAAAAAGAGAGGAAGAACATGTATAAAGAAATATGCCCTGATTGTAAGGGAAATGGATATATAAAACATAATGGATTGTATGAAGAAACTATAGTACAGTGCGAAACTTGTAAAAGTGAAGGAGAATTAAAATATGCTCAAAGTGAAGTTGATAACTTTATTTATAATACTTACTTTCGTAAGCGGGTGTAGTGAGTTTGCTCTACTGGCATCAGGTAGTTCCGTTGCTATTTCTCAAAATGCATACGCTCGAGCCTATAGTGGTATTGATGTGCTAACGATTGTACAAACAGAAAAGGATATAAAGACACATATATATGAACACACTCTTACAACACTGGGAAAGACTAAAAGATAATACACTTCGATTCATCGAAGTAAAAGCAGGTCGTATTTATAATTGGGCCTGGGATAAACGTTGGAAGGAAAGAGATTCGGAAAAATGGAAGAGAGGATATAGAGAATGGAAAAAGAGAAAATGTCCACACAACTAAAATATAAACCTTTACCTGATGAAGTAGAAATCTCTTGTAGTCCAATTGAAGGAATGGGAATATTTGCTAAAAAAGGTATTGCTCAAGGGACCAATCTAGGTATGACCCATATTAAAGTTGCAGACATAATTATTAGAACTCCTCTTGGAGGATTTTTAAATCATTCTGATGATGCTAATTGTGTTAAAGCGGAACTTAGAATGTTTAACGAAGATGAGCCTGCACAACCACTTAATTATAAGAAATGGAATTTAGTCACACTAAGAAATATTAAGAAGGGAGAAGAACTTACATTAAAATATACTTTTTATGACCTATAGAACTGAACAAGATAAAATTAATAGAAGAGAAGCGAACCAACGCTATTATAAATTGGAAGAAAACAAACAACAAAAAAGAGATTATATGAAAGAATATGCTAAACGAGATTACGTGAAAGCCAAGAAACATGAGTACTACGTTCAAAATAAACTAAGATGGTATGCAGAGAAACCGAAGTGGGGAGGCAAGAGAGAAGAAAAAACTTCTTATCCGGCTCATGAAGAATGGGCTAAAGAGAATGGATACCGAGATAATGATGCACTTAATACAAAAAATACTGTGGGCTTTAAAGATGGCGCCGAAAGATAAAGATCTTCAAGAAATATATAATCGGATTTTTGCCGATGCCATGGCTTACATGTCTAAGTTTCCCATCCAAATGGTAGCAGCAACCTATATTGCCATTGCCATGCGTTTATACAAAACATCTTTAGAGGAGGATGAATACAAAACTATGATCCGCACGATTATGGAAACTGAAGTCGAACCCTACACTAAAGATGAGGAGACGATGCACTGATGCGATATGAATATACGGTAACAAAAAATAGTGGCGAGGCAGAACTTATTAAAGCCATGAGTTGGAAAAAAGCTATTAAAAAAATTTTAATGGTCGATGCTAAATTTAGTGGCTGGATTACTTACATTAATAAAAAAGGAAACGCATTGACGAAAGTATTTAATGACGGAAAAGAAACAAAAGGAAAAAGGTAGAAAATGGGACGGACGTTCTCGTATTGCTACCGAACAATATAAACAGAATTGGAATGAAATATTTAATCATACTTCTACTCAGCACAAGCGGGATCGAAGAAACAAAACTAAAGATCAACGGTCTTAATTGTGGAGAGGTTGCGCAGGCCTGGATGGATGTCAATACGGTTTATTATCCGATGGTTGATGGAGATGCCAAACGTCAAGGCAACTACACGCATGATGGGAAATTACT